CGTTTGATGGGCTGGGCATTGATCGGTGCCAGCGTGTGCTGTGGCAAATTTCTGCCGGACTCGATGATGAGCAGCGGTATCTGCTGACCAATAAGAGTAATTCGCCGCGGTGGGCCGGTCAGTTATTGGTTGATGAAGGTATTAATCGGGCATCTGCAAAGGCGGTATTAAAGACTTGGGTAGGGTCTGGGCTGCTGTTTATGGACAACTACCACAATCCTGTGCGGCGGAAGCCGGAAGACGGTTTATTTGTTGATATGAGCAAGATGCCGGGTAATGAGTAGCTATCCGATCATATATGTGCAGTGGGCCGATGCGGTGCATCCAGCCGGCCATTGGGTTGGAATGGATTCGGTCGTCGCCGAGCAGTTACCGGTGATTGAAACTGCCGGCTTTGAGATCCACCGGGACGAAGAAAAGCTGGTTGTCGCGAGCAGTTATGACGGTCACGATTATGTCAGTGGTGAGATGGTAATTCCGGTTGCAATGATAAAAAAATACAGCGTTTTAACGGGTGTGCTAGATGAGTAGTTTGGGGCGCACTTTGGGGCGCATTTGGGGCGCAAAAGGTGCGCGAACGAAAAAAACCGTACTAGCTAGGGGCGCACGGGCGCACCAAGCGCCTTGGGGCGCGCTTGGGGCGCACGCGACCGGTAGCCCCGAGCAATTACGGTACGGTTGCGGCCGATGGATTTGACGGCGGTGAGGGATAAAGTTGGTGATGTTGACGGGCTGACCGGGCTATTTTTTACAGCTGCTGAGGTTGAGCAAAAGATGCCGCAGGCGTTGAACAAGCGTATTCGATCGGCGTGGCCTGAGACAGCGCCGGATCCTCATTTAAGCTATGGATATAATGAGACGGAAGTGCGGCGCGGTGCCGCGACAGCGGCTGAAGTTGATCTTTATGACGTTGCGCTGGAGCTAACACTGCTGTTTGAGGAAGGTGAGGCGAAGCTGGTGTGGCTTGCCGCACATAGCCAGGTGAGGCGTGAGCGTGGTGTCGCATGGCGGCGTATTGCGCGGCTGATGAATATGCACCCGGCGACGGCGAAGCGTCGGTTTGAACGGGCAATACTGGGACTGTGGTTTAAGCTACAGGATCCTGTGTCGACGAACAGGGCTATTTGAGGTAGGTTTTTTCTACAATTTGCAGGCAAATTGCGTAGGTCATCTTTTGGAGGTGGCTTTTTTTATGTGGGAAGTAGTGGATGACGCTGAAGAAGCGCAAGAAACCTAGAGTATCAAGCCAGCATTTCGATGAGATTTGCCAGCGGATAGCTGAGGGTGAGGGACTGAAGCCAATGTGTGAGGCTACAGATCATTTGCCCAGCTGGCGCACGGTTTTGCGTTTCGTGCGTGAGGATGAAGAAGCATACGATCGGTATCGTGAGTCTCGACAGATCCAGGCTGAGACAATGCGTGATCAGATTATTAAGCTGGTCGAAACACCGTTGCCGACTGATCCTAAGCTGGCAATGGCTGAGGTTCAGAGGCGTCGGTTAGAGGTTGATGCGAAGGACAAGCACATCAGGCAAATGCAGCCGAGTGGTGTGCGTGACAAGCAGGAAGACGCTGGAAACTCAGGTGAGATCAAGATCACGTGGGGCGGTGGTGTCGACGTGCTGGATGCTAAGGAACCGATTTTAATCGAGCAATCTTGACACCAATCGCGCGCGCGAGGCGGACAGTTAGGCAGGTATCCTAAATTAATTGCAATGATATCAATAACTTAGTTTGGTTGTCGCCAAACTGTCGCCAAAAGGGCCAATAATTTTTCCGGGGTTTTGGCCGGGAGGCACCCCCTCCCCCCCAAAGTCCACCCGCCGCTTCACTAGACGATAATCCAATCACAAATGAGGCTCTGGCTGTCAGCCAGTGAGCACCAATGTCACTATATGCAAATATAAATAAGCGGAAAAAAGCAGGCACCAGCCGCCCGAAAAGCAAAAGCACTATTAGCGCAAAGTCTTACAGCGCGATGAAAAAGGGCTTTCCGAAAAAGAAAAAGTCGGTAATGGGCCGAGGGTAATGGCCCGAAACTACGCAAACGAATACGCAACCTACCACAGCAAACCAAAACAGAAAAAAAACCGTGCCGGCCGCAACGCCGCCCGTCGATCGCTAATGAGATCCGGCAGGGTGCAAAAAGGCGACGGTAAAGACATAGACCACAAAAACGGCAATCCGCGAGACAACCGCTCCGCAAATTTGAGCGTTATGTCGCGCAGTCGCAACAGATCGAAAAAATAGCTCTCTGGCGCTTTTATCCTTTTGTGCGACGGAGAGCCGCGCCGCGTGGCTTTATCTCTTTCCCACGCGGCGCACTTATTTGGAGGTTAGATGCAGCAATACAGCGCTTATTGCGTTCCGCTAGATGACGGCAGGTTTGGTATGTGCGTTTTTATGGAACCGTTCACCTCAGTGGAAGAAGCGCAAGAATTTTTAAAAATATTATTTGAGGAAGACTACACGCTGCCCGTCAGCGCAAATCGCACGGTGCATTGATGCAGACAATCGAGATTGAGTACACGCCGCGTCCGCTCCAGCGCGAACTGCACAAGATGCTTGATGAAAACCGCTTTAACGTCCTCGTAATGCATCGACGGTTCGGCAAAACGGTGTGCGCCATAAACCATCTAATCAAGCGCGCCATTGAGGAAAAGAAACCAAAACCCCGGCTGCATTACGTCAGCCCCACATACAGACAGTCCAAATTGGTAGCATGGGACTACCTGCGCAGCTTTACCGCCGGCATACCCGGCACGAAATACCACGAAACAGAGTTGCGGTGCGATTTACCGAACGGAGCAAGAATAACGCTGCTTGGAGCAGAAAATCCTGCATCATTGAGAGGCATATATAGTGATATGGCCGTCATGGACGAGGTGGCGTCCATGCCGGAAAGCATATTTCCAGAAATCATAAGGCCGGCCCTCAGCGACAGAAAAGGCTCCGCCTGTTTTATTTCGACACCCCAGGGCCACAATTATTTTTATGACCTTTGGGAAGCAGCCGCCACGACACCGGGCTGGGCGCGCAAAATGTATAAGGCGTCAGAAACCAAGCTACTGGATGCCGACGAATTGACCGCCGCCAAGGCGACCATGACTGAAGACCAATACAATCAGGAATTTGAGTGCAGCTGGGTAGCTAACGTACCCGGCTCCGTATTTGGCAAGGAATTACAGGAAGCGGATGACAAGCAAAAAATTACCAGTGTCCCATATGACCCAAGGTTTAAGGTTGATACGTTCTGGGATCTGGGAATGCACGACTACACCGCGATTCTATTTGCGCAATCTGTGGGCCGCGGTGAAATCCACATCATTGACGCTTATCAAAACCGTGGTGAGGGTTTGCCGCACTACGCCAAGGTTTTGCAAGAACGCGGTTATCTCTACGGCACGCACTACGGGCCGCATGATCTGGAAGTCCGTGAAGTGGGCAGCGGCAAAAGTCGCAGGGAAATGGCTTACGATTTGGGCCTCAATTTCCGCGTGGTGCCGCGCCTGCCTGTCGAAGATGGCCTCCATGCTGCGCGGTTACTGATCCCGCGGCTATGGTTTGACCGTGATAATTGTCGCGATGCTTTGGAAGCACTTCGGCACTACCACCGCGCATACAATGAGAGAACGCGGACGTTCCGCGACCAGCCCGTTCACGATTGGTCGTCACATTTTGCCGACGCCCTCAGATATATGGCGATCGGCCTTGAAACGCGCAGTGAAGACCAAGTCCCGCCGCAACAGTTTGCGGACAACAACTACAACCCGTTTGGAAACGTAGCAGCATGAGCTTTTTAATGCCGAAGATGAGCGTGCCACCGCCGCCGCCCATTCCACCCGTCCCGCCGCCCCCGGCCATTACGGCACCGGACAGAACGGTCGAGACGAAGGTCAGGCAAGACATCAAACGCCGCAAGGGCAGGGCATCGACCGTTGCAACCAGCGGCATGGGTTTAACCACTGAAGCAGAGGTAAGCAAAACCTCGTTGTTAGGGAAAGCAGAATGAGCAGAGTTGTGCAGAAGGTTTTTTCTCCCCCCGAACCTCCACCCCCACCTCCAGTTGAACCGGCGCCGGTTGTGGAAGCAAAACCAACGGTCACACCGGATAGCGTAGTTAAAGTCGGCGAGACGGAGCAAGACAAGCGATTGAAAAAAGTAAGAACGGGTGCCGGTAGAGGCGCTCGATTGAGTAGCTCAGTTCTAGGCTCCGCGCCGACTACCTCCAAAACTCTGTTGGGCGGCTAATGGCAAGTGATGATCGCGCCGCCGTCCTGCTAAAGCGGCTGGACAAATTAGCTGAACAACGCAGCACATGGGAACACCATTGGCAGCAAATCGCTGAATACATTGTTCCGCGAAAGGCTGACGTAACGAAATCCCGCTCTGCCGGCGACAAGCGCATGGAGCTTATCTACGACGGCACCGCTATTCATGCGGCTGAAATGCTGAGTGCATCCCTGCACGGAATGTTAACCAATCCCAGCATGGCATGGTTCGACCTTGCGTTTGTTGAGGAAGAATTAAACACGGACGATGAGGCCAAGGAATATCTGGAAGGCGTGACGCAAATTATGCAGCGCGAGTTTCAGCGCTCAAACCACGCCGAACAGGTACATGAGCTTTATCACGATCTCATCACTTTTGGCACCGGCGTTATGTTTATTGAAAACGCGCCCGAAGGCGGTGTGCGTTTTGCTACCCGTCACATATCAGAATGTTACCTAGCGGAAGATGAATATGGACGCGTGGATACGGTTTTTCGCAAGTTTAAACTTAGCCTACGTGCCGCCGCGATCCAGTTCGGGGAAGACGCGCTTGGCGATAAACTGGTGCGCAAACTTGAGCGCAATCCTTATGAGGAAGTTACGTTCGTTCACGTCGTTATGCCGCGTGACGAACGAGACGCGCAGAAAATAGACGCTGGCAACAAACCCTTTGCCTCAATCTACATTGAGCCAACACAAAAAATTATTATCCGCGAAGGCGGCTTCGATGAGTTCCCATACGTTTGCCCACGTTTTTTAAAGGCGAGCTTTGAGCAAGGTTACGGGCGATCTCCCGCGATGACAGCATTGCCCGACACCATGATGATCAACGCGATGTCCAAGGTGACAATCACGGCGGCACAGAAACAGGTCGATCCGCCGCTTATGGTTCCTGATGACGGCTTTATGCTGCCCATCAAAACCAAGCCTGCTGGTCTGAATTTTTACCGTAGCGGCACCCGTGACCGTATCGAGCCATTAAACATCGGGGCAAATAATCCCCTTGGCCTTAACCTAGAAGAGCAGCGACGGCAGGCAATTCGATCGGCGTTTTACGTCGACCAGTTGGTGCTGGGCGCTGGGCCGCAAATGACGGCGACAGAGGTCGTCCAACGCACCGAGGAAAAAATGAGACTGCTAGGTCCGGTGCTGGGACGCCTGCAAGCCGAACTGCTTCAGCCAATGATTGAGCGCGTTTTTGCGCTGCTTATTCGGCAAGGCAAAATACCGGAAGCACCACCAACGATTGAGCAAGAAAGCCTAGACATTGAATACGTGTCGCCGCTTGCCAAGGCACAGAAACAATCCGACGTGCAGGGCATTATGCGGTTGTTTGAACTGCTTAGTCCGCTTGCCGGCATTGATCCCGGTGTATTTGACCATCTCGATACCGATGGCCTTGTTCGCTACATGCTGCGCACCCTGTCCATCCCGGCCAGCGTTACAAAGGGCGAAGGCGAAATAGCCCGCGATCGCCAAGTGCGGCAGGAGCAACAGGCGATGCAGCAGGAATTGAACGAAGCAACGCAGACCGCTGAAGCGCTTGGATCCGTGGCCCCGGCGATCAAGGTGCTGCAAGGCGGTAACCAATGATTGACGAACTGCGCGAAGACGCAAAACACATATTCAATACAAACGAGGGTGAGCGGCTGCTTGAAGATATGAAGCACCGCTATGGATTTTACACCCCGACCTTTCGCGGTGACCACTGCGAGAGTGCCTACGCAGAGGGACAGAGGTCTGTCGTTCTGTTCATTCTGTCGCTCCTGAGCGACCGCAAACCAATAGAAGGAGAAGAAGAGAGTGGCTGAAGAAGAACAGGTAGCGGAGGTCTCCGAACCGGAGGTAGCCTCGTCTGACGATTGGAAAGCTGTTATTGATGATGAAGGGCTACGAGGCAACAAGGCGCTAGAGCCAATACAGTCCGTAGAAAACTTGGCAAAGGCATATGTCAATGCGTCCTCCATGATTGGACGCGACAAAATTCCACTGCCCGGCGAACATTCCAGCGCTGAGGATTGGGGCGAAGTTTACGATCGCCTTGGCCGACCCGAAAGTGCCGACGCTTATACGTTGGAAACTGGGGAAGAGCCTGATGAGAACCTGTTGGGCTGGTTTAAAAACACGGCGCATGAAATCGGGCTAAACAATACGCAGGCCCAACAACTAATGGTGGCCTATAACGAGCTTGCTTCTGGGCAGGAAGAAGAGGCACCGGATTTGGAAGGCATACGCGCACAGGTCACAGCTGATTTGCGCAAGGAATATGGAAACGCCTATGACGACCGCATGTCGCTGGCAAACGGTATGTTGTCGAAGCTGGGCAATGAAGAATTAACTGAGATTCAACTTAGCGATGGAACGCTATTAGGTGACCACCCCGAATTTATAAAATCGATGGTGGGCATTGGTGAATATATAAGAGACAAGGTCAGCGAAGATGATTTTGCCGGCTTTGAGAAATCTAACACGGCGATGACGCCATCCGAGGCGCAGGACAAACTGCGCGAGATTGAGGCACCTAA